GTATTATGCACGCCTCTTCTGTACATGATTAATCCCGATGTTAATATTGTCCAGCCATTTACACTGCTCACGGATTCAATGAGTTTTTCAATAGTCAACCTGATGCCTTCATACCGGCCAATCTCCTCTTTATAGGTTATTCCCCAAAGGTCATTCGTGCCGTCAATCTGAATCCGCATTGTCTCAACAATATCACTCCGGTATCTCACAGTTAATTCCACGTTTTTAGAATAGAACTTTTCATCGTTTAGCAGATTAAACCCTCCGCCGGTATATCGTACTTCTCCTCTGGTAGTTATAGTAGGCACAATATAATTCCATGAATCACTTGATGCCCCGTAAGCATCCCTGACTATCTCTTTTGCAAAGAATTTGATTCTATGGTATAATCCACCTGCCCTCATTTAAACAATTGTGTAATTCTTGTAAGGGAATATGAGATACTCATAAGCATAAGGAATTTTATTAACTCCCGTTCCGATAATAACTGGCTCCCTGATCATATAGTAATGCCCGACCAGCAGTAACATTGCATGTTTTAATCCTGCTGGCAATACGCTGTTAAGTGCAGGATAACCGGTATAAATAACATAATCCAATCCTGAGGCAGTGTTTGTCATTGCGACCGAAACGGTCAATTCCGTGTCGCTGCTTATTGTCGCTATAACCCTCGGAGTTTCAGCCTCAACTCTTATAATATCTCCGATTGCATAATCCTGGAAATTAGTCACAGTACCAGTTATCGAAGTCGTGCCGTCCGTTTCTACTGTTCCTTCAATAGTGGTCTCATGTTTACCCTGAATCTCCGTTAGTACGACCTCCTCAACCATATCACAAAGCGATTGGATATAAGTATTGTCATCATCGAAGTCCACTCGACAATGTGTCTTTGCCTCTTCCAATGTGATATATACACTCATTATGCTTGCTCTACTAAATTAGTTACAGGGATTATTACAGTAGCTCCCTTACCTGGAGGATTATAAGTACAGGTAATTGTATCTCCAAATACAAAACCAGCAGTCACGTGAACAGTAACCGTCTTATTAGGATAACTAAGTGTCCGTGAATCAACCGCTTTTGTAGGTGCGGTTGCAGGACTCGCTGAAAATTCAGTATAAACACAGTTCTTAAAAGGCTTGATACTTCTGAATGTCATTACAATATTCTGTTTCGATCCATTTGTCACAACTGCTGAAACAAGTTTTTTAGCAGCAAACCCTGTCCAACTAAATAAAAATTTCTTTTTTGCCATTTTATTAATTATTAAATTATTGAGCCGGTGTTGATACGGCATAATGTACCTTCCATGCAGACCATTTAAGTCTGTAATGAGTGCTAAGTTTGAAAAAATAAACAGTGGATTCAGTCAAATCCCCGACCTCTAATGTTTCAACGCCTAAAGCCGGGGCAGCAAGTTCAGTCCAATCATTATCCGAAACGAACATAGAAAGAGTATCATCCGTAGTATCACATGGAACATCTGTTCTTAAGTGAAAATCATCAATGATTAGATCAATCTTCCGGGATGTTTCACCGTCAATAAGAATCAGATCACCTTCTCTGTAATTTTTGAATTTCGTTCCTGTACCAACTACATTTACCGTTCCATCTGTTGCCACCATGCCATCAGCTTCAGTTCCCGGAGACATCTGAATGCGAAGAAAATCTCCAATAATATTCGATTCATCCCATGTCAGAGTAATAGTTTCAAAATCATCATACGCAGCCAAGAACGTCTCAGGATCGGTAGCGTATATTGCAGGATTTGAAACTGCACCTGTCAGACCATAAAAGTTTTGTATTGCCATATAATTTTAATTAAGGGAGAGCAGGGATTTTAACCCCTGCAAACCCTAATAAATTATGAAATTGAAAGCGCTGAAAAACTCTTTGCGTATTCATCAAGAGTTGCATCTGCACCAGTGCTACCTCTTAATCCCTTAGCATCGAAATAGGCATTGATAACAATCTCAACCTGATTCCATCTTGCCAGAGTATAAGGATCAACTGTAATGTCATATCCACCCCATTGAGCTATGCAAAGATCAGCCCAGTTACCAAAACAAACCAGATTTCCTGAGTTATTACCATAATCAGCACCAATGGCATTCGTAACAAGTACGGGATAACCATTCATCTGGTTATCCATCATCAGAAACTCACCTGTATCATTTGTATCTCCTAAGTCTAAAATCTTCAAAATTCCTCTTGCAGTCCCATTAGTAATATAAGCAAGGTTGCCCTGAAGTGCCTTAGATACATCAACTGCTGTTTCAAGTCCCACTATAGCTGCATGAGTAATCGTAGCACCTGTGAGTTTGGCAGTAGCATATAACTTGTATCCTATCCCGGAAGGTTTCTTGGAACTAAGTGTTGCAGGGCCAAGAATTGTTTTTTCAAGCATCCTTGCAACTGCGTTAGCAATATTATCCAGCAATAACCTTTCTGCTCCAACACTATCCTGAGCTAAAAACGTCTTAGAAACGTCCAAATAAGCAGTCAGCCGTTTAGGTGCAAAAACAACTTCAGAGAAAGCAGCACCTCCATCGGTTGATTCTTCATTTTCATCAGCCCAAACAACAGTTGTACCTGCATAAGTTGGTATGGAAACATCCCCAACAAGTCCCGGCATATAAGTAACACCAGCCTGAGAAAATACCAACCTATCAACAAGCGGAGGAAGTATAGCCTTTTTGTCTTCTGCCACTATTTCTTCACCGTGTGCTGCTGTCTGAGCCTGAATAGGATATGCACGTTTTTCTCCACCTACAACAGCCTTTTCATAATTAGGAATTGTCACAAATCCAGTAGCCGTCTTGTCAGCAGAGCGAAATTGCTCACGTCCTAAAGCAGTCAAATCCCTTGCTGCTTCAGGCAATGGGTCTTTATTAAGTTGTGCACGGATAGTTTTAATGAGTGAGAAATCTTCTTTCGGTCTGCCGAAATGAAGATATGGGCCGCCGCCTCCAACAAAACTTGCCGGACCTTCTTTACGCATCTCGGATTCAATCTCAAGATCATATTCTTTCATCTTTTGATTGTTTTCGGCAATTTGTGCCTCTTCCTTGTCGGTTAATGTTCTCTTCTCAGTCTTTTTAGCCTCAAAGATTTTGTCATTCTGCTCTCTGGCTTCAGCCTTTAGAGCTTTTAATTCTGTAATTGTCATTGAATTATGTTTTAAGTTAATACTATCTTTTTGCTCTTCTATTGGTTCCTTAACCTTCGGTTCATCCCGTACTGCTATCGGCTCCGTTACAGGTTCCTCTGTAATGGGCTTAGCCTCCGGCTCCAACTTCTGTTCCAGTTCCAATTTTTCAAGCGTTTCTAAATTTCTTAATGCTACCGATGTATTTTCATAAGCCTCCCGATATACGGCAGATACATCATATATATTTTCAAATTTTGTTATTGTACGTATGGCCATCTTGCCCCGTCTTTCCCATGCCTGACCTTCCTTGCCAACGGAGAAAGAAAATGAACTTGTGCGAATATCACCACGATTTATGCCCTCGATCACCTCATCCCCTAATGCTGTCTTTGGTGCTTCCAGTGAATATTTCACACCTTTTTTGTCAGGAATTAATTTAAGTGATCCTCTCCCATTGGTTGAACGTGCCAGAACTCCTTTATTTATGTCATGGTTGACTAACGCCAGAACATCACTCTGTTCTATAACGCCTTCGATAGCTTCAGGAAGGATTATCTCTTTAAATCCTCCCAGGTCTCTTGATTCGCTATTAAAGACAATAGCATAACCCTCAACAGTACGCTTGTTTAGTGTCCTTATCTCCTCAAAGTTTCTTGTTTCAAGTTCCGGCATCGGCATTGCATCCTCTGTCACACCATTTGCCTGTTTTATGGCACTTATAGCGCAACTTTCTTCAGTTCCGCCATCATCCATGCACTTTTTCAGTACGGAATTTGCAACAGCAACCCACTGAGCTTTTTCATCATCAGTAAGTCCTTTCTTGTGTTTTTCAACGTCCTCAATCGACCACGGCATTTTTATCTATTTTTAATTTTTTGTCTAACTTCTTATTTTGTGTTATCGGCGCATCCACCGCTATCATATTCATAGGTACATAGGCTTTATTACCACCCTCAACAGGCGAATTACCAGCCTCTTTGCGAACTTCATTGACAGTATATCCTCCACATTGAAACATCTTTGTAGCATAATTGGCCTTCGTATCAAGATTTGCCCGGTATAGTTCTGTTATACTTAAATTCAGTTTTGTCTTGACACGCTTTGAGGGTCTTAAAATCTTACGGTTAAATTCAGCTTCGATCTTCGCATCCCAGGGAGCCACCGTATCCGTTATGAATCCGAGCTGAAAACTCTCTATATTTGAATAAGTCAAATTATTATCATCGAATACTTTTGAGGGGTGAACACCAAAAAACCTGCAAATATCCACTACATTATACTTGCGTGTCTCTAACATTTGGGCATCTTTCGGGTTCACCGTCACCGGAATAAATGTCAAACCGGCTTCCATAACCGCTATACCGCCCGGATTACCGGATGTTACATTAAAAGCCTCGGCCCAACTTGATTTAATATCCAATGCCTTTTCTTTTGTCAGTTTACCTTCACTCTGCAATATCCCTGACATATTAGCACCCGAAGCGAAAAATCCCTGAGCTGATTGTTCTGATGAATAGCTCAATGATACTGCATTGGCCGCATGAGTGAGTGTTGAAACACCATTTATACCATCATAACTGTAATTTAGCAGGTGAATCATGTCATTCCCGTCAACATAGAGGGTTTTCCCAGGATACCCAACTTCATAATACAATGTTCCGTCTGCCCGTTTGAATATTTTAACTGATTCTGTTACCAGGGTGAATGAATCAGGATCGCCCATAGGATAGGGACGGTTTATAATCAGGAACCCATAACCCTCAAGTAATGTCTTGGCGATCAGAGTTTTTATCAATGTATAACGTGACATTGTAGGTGAGGGGTCATTGTTTAGAAGATAGGCAATCGGGCCTATTTCGTCCTTTTTCCAGCCGTTATCAACATAATTAAGCACCTCCCAGGTCTGTGTCGCTATTGCATCGGAGATTACATCCACGCATCGATAGACCGTAGATAACTGCATTGAGAGTATGGTAGAAATAGGATAAGGTGTATATCCATAGGGTAATCCAAGTCCATTTGTCGGGCCATAATAGACACCTCTTTTTTCTGTTCTTAAAGCGTTAATCACCCGCTTGAAAATGTTGTTAGCCATTTATATTAATAAATTGCAGTACCTTTATAATTTGCAGAATCATCTATCTGTGCAGCAAAAGCCTGAAGAATAGCTATAACACCGTCTATCTTCCGTTTTTCGTCCTTTTTAATTGGCTTTTGATTGTCGTGCATATCCCTTTTTATTTCCACGTTACGAAAGCAATACCTTGTAACAGGATTATCATCGAGAACAACGTCACCTCTTAAAATAAGTCTTGAGAAATTCTTCGTGGGATTATTGAAGTGGCCTACCTGCTGGCTAAATGGTTCCATTTTTAAACCAGCCCCCGTGCATTGTATTGCCCAGGATGTTGCATTAAACTTATCGTAATAAATAGTCTTTATTCCGCATTTATCATTAATTTTTAATAAATCAGCTGTCAGATAATCGTAGTCAGTTACATTCCCTGATGTTATTTTTATGTATTTATTCCCCGCCCAGTGTTTATATAACTCATTGTCTGCATGAACACGTTTCTCCAGCGTCTCCCTGGGCAGATAGTAGTCAACAAAAAAATAATATTTATCATCTCTGAAAAAAAGATAGCTTATGGCTGTCAAGTCAGTATCAACGGCCAGATCCACGCCTACAAAACACTCCTGACCGATGAAATCATCCATATTTAGTTTCTTTGTTGCGCTGATTATATAACTATCTGGAATCCATACTGTAGCGGAATCACACCAGATATTCAGATTTTTGGTTTTAACGCCTACCTCTTCATTTGGAGAATTAAAAGCTTTTTGAACTTGTTGCTGGATATAATTTTTAGTAACAGTTACTCCTAAATTTGGATTAGATTTGATCCATGTTTGCGGGTCTTTCCAATCATCATTTTCATCGGGAGCGAAAATTAGACCGAACATGGATTCATCTTTTTTTATTCCAGCAGCTACCTCTGATGCAACCATCCGTAATTCGTAACAGGGCAGGGATTTATCAAATCCAGCTGTAGTTATTGTTTCTAATAATGGATTAACCCTCACCCCCATTGAAGATTGGAGTGAATTTCTGATATTATTATTTGGAGCCGAATGATATTCATCTATTATACCTACTGAGCAATCGTATCCATCAGTTGTATTAGCATCAGCAGCTAATATCTTAATAAATCCTCTTTCCCTATTGAGAATAATATCATTACGGAATCTCTTATATATGGTTTCTCTTGGATCAAGTAATTCCACAAAACCAAGCACCATATCAATATCAATCTTAGCTTGCTCTTTTGAATTTGCAGCTATCAAAACCTGTGCATTGGCTTCACCATCTGCCTTCAAATGGTATATTCCTTGCGCTCCAGCAAGAGCCGTTTTGCCCTGCTTACGTGCCATCTCCAAATATGCTGTCTGGAATCTGCGGGAACCGTCTTTGTTATAGAACCCATATAGATTGGCAATGATAAACGCTTGCCAGGGTTCTAACTTGAATGGTTTGCCGTTATGTTTTCCGGTGAAATGCCGGAGCTTATGAATGAACTTAATAACTTTTTCAATGGCATCCTCTTTGAAATCCCAGCCGTTCTTACGATCCTCCATGAACCGTGTGACTGCATTGCGCAGGTTTATACCCGAAGGAATTTTCCCCGTCAAGACATCCGCACAATATCTATCAACCGCCTCAATCAACTTCCTCAACCCTTTCTACACTCAAATCTTAACGGGGATCATCCCCCATCACCTAACCTCTCTCTTCGCCTCAATCAATCTCTCAAATTTTATTGTTATCGCTGCTACTTTCATAATTCACCAAGAAATCTTTCATTTGGTTTTTCATTATAATAATCCAAGGATGAAACATAAGGGAAAATATTAGAATCAATTATTTTATTACATTGAATCAACATTTTAGCAAGTTGTTCTTTCTTACATTTCATATACATTGTCAATTTTTCCTCATCAGTCTGTTCAACTATTTGCATAATATTTGTATTCATCGCACCTCCCGCCTTTCTGCAATCTGCTTCTCAATAGGATTCATCCCCCGCAAACCACCATGAACCTTTACATGGCATTCATTGCATAATGATTGCAAATTATCATAATCGTAAATCAAATCTACATCAGGGTGTTGTATATCAATTGGAATCTTATGATGAACCTCATCAGTCTGCCTTACTACCGGCGGAACTTTCTCCAGACACCTTTCACAAAGCGGATTATTTTTGAATTTAATGGAGCGAAGTCGCTTCCACCGCTTATCCTGATAGAAAGACTGGAGAGCGAATTTATTGTAAGTATTGTCCCTTTTCTTGTGCTTTAACAAGTTTATTGTTGGCATTCACAAGTTTTATGGCCGCAAATATACAACAAAAAAACCTATTTGACACTTAATTTATTATGTAAAATAGAAATATTTATCAACAAAAAAATAAGCCGTTGATATTCAG